ATATATTCTTGATAACGCATCTATCAACAAGATGTTGGCTATTCCTAATCGTGAAAACATGACTATGTTTAGCTTTGCGCCTGAATACTTATCTCCACAAGTTCGGTATGTTGGCCGTATCATGTCCTTAAACATTGATGTGTATGCATATCTTGAAACATATCAAGATGATGAAGGCAAGGTAAAATCCTTTATCGGTGATGATGCTGCGGTATTAGGTGTTCCTGGTCGTGGCCGTCAACAACATGCAGCAGTAACATTGCTTAACGATGACAACCAATTCACTACATATGCAGGTATTTATGTTCCTTACTACTATGCTAATAAGGCTACACAAGAATTAACATTGTCTGTATACTCCCGTTGTGTATTGATTCCTGAAACTATCGATGATTGGGCTACTATTAAGACTAAATAGGGGGTAACCTACTTATGAAAATCAGAGTATTAAAGGGTTATTTAGCACATGACGGCGAGATGTATGGTAAAGGTGAAGTAGTCGACATCAAAAAGAAAGCGATTGCGTTATCCTTGCTTGAATCTGAAAAGTTCGAATCTGCTGAAGATGATCCTGCTGAAGTGCCGAAACCATTGGAAGTCGTTCCAGATGAACCGGAAGAAGAAATGGAATTACCTGAAGTTGATGCGAAAGTTACGGTGAAAAAATAATGCGATTTAGAGATTACCTAGAAAGCGATATTGACGATGTATTCCTCAATGAAGACGAATTCGCCGAAGGGCATGATCTAAATGGCACAGTAGCTAAAGCGGTTATTCAATCGCCAACGGCGAGGGAGTCATTCTTGTCGAATGACTCTCACGTATCAAATGACGGATTGCACGGGGTGTCTGTATTTGTGCATTGCAAACTAACGGACATCCCTGAAATTCCATCACAGGGGAACGTATTCCGATTAGACGGAGACGTTTACGTCGTTCAAAGTGCAACGGAAGAAGACGGGTTAGTATCCATTGAATTAAGAGCAGAAGCTAGAGGCGGTGTTGACGGATGGTTGAGCTAGAACTTGATAAAAGTGCAGTAGCAACAATTGAAAAAGCACTGGAAACATTAAAAGAAGATAGAGTTCGACGTGTCTGCCAAGCCGCTTCAAAGCGCGCTGCAAAGACTGCAAGAAAAGCAGGCACGCAAGCACTACGCAATATCTATGCTATCAAAGGTGTATCGGTTGTAAAGTCCGGTGTATCTATCAATAAATTGAGTGATGGCACAGAAATGCGTATCAAAGGTGGATATACTAGCGCTCAAAAGTACTTCAAAATTAAATCACTTAAGCGAAAAGGTGTGTTTGTATCGATTAAAAAAAGTACAGAAACAAAGGTGCCCAATGGCTTTGTTAGTACATCCGGTATCTTTATGAAACGCCAAGGCAAGGACAGATATCCATTAAAGGGGATATATGGACCAGCTTTGCCACAAATGTTTGGTAATGAAACTGTTATGAATGCCATGCAAAAAGAAGGCATGGAAATGTATGAAAAGCGCCTACATCACGAATTAGAGCGCGCGATAGGAGGTAACTAATGACGCCATTAGATGTATCAGATGGTATTGCTGAATATCTCATGAATGAGTTACGAAAGCTGAATGAAAACAGTGATGTTACCGAAAGACCTATTCGAGTATGGAGCGGTTTCTTACCAAGAGTGGATAAGAATGAAGACAAGCGCAAATTATGCCCGGCCGTAGTAGTGCATCCGTACTCTGTTAGTGATGCAGATAGTTCGACGGTAGGTATTACTGTATTGGTAACTACTTATGATGAAGCCTTAACTGAAGGCCATGTCGGACTATATCACCTATTAGAGGTAGTGCGTGAGCGGTTGTTATCTGATAATCCGGTAGCACTTAAATATGAAATTAAGGAGAATACCATTAATACAACAATTCCTGATGATCAACCATACCCTCAATGGGTTGGATATCTTGAATTTGAAGTGTATATTCCAGTTATTCGTAGGAATCTAAATAAGATATTTACGGATAATAAAGTAATTGAATAGGAGACAACGATGAACCCTGTTGTATATGTTGGGCCTTCGTTCCGCAGTAGCCGGCTAAACCAATTCATGGTTTTTAGCGACGGTGCACCACTGCCGGAAGCGGAAGACCCTATTTTTATGCATTTATTCGTGCCTTTAGGTGAGCTTAATCAGGCAATGATTGACGTCAAAACACAAGGCACACAATTAAATGTATTTTATGTAAACGCATTGAAAAATTATAAAGGAGTGAAGTAAATGGCCTTTTATCATGGCGTCAAAACAAGTGAGCAAGCTACCTCTGTAATTGCTCCTGTCCAAACTACTGCCGGCCTTCCAATTGTGTTCGGTACTGCACCAGTACACCTTACAGAAGACCCTAACGCAGCAGTTAATAAGCCAATCATCTGTTATAGCTGGGAAGAAGCTGTTCAACAACTTGGCTATTCTGAAGATTGGACACATTTCACATTATGTGAAGCAATGTACGCACAATTCAAATTGTATGGCGTAGCTCCAATCGTATTTGTTAACGTATTGAATCCTGCTAAACATAAGAAATCCACTACAACAACTGCTACATTGACAGAAAAGAAATGCATCGTAAAAGCTGCAGTATTGCTTAATACCTTACAAGTATCTAGCGGTGGTCAAACAGGTGTGGCCAACACAGACTATACGGCTGCATTTGATGACAAGAATCAATTGATCATCTCTATTATAAAAGGTGGCAAATTCGATTCCGCAACTACATTGAACCTTACATACGATGAACTTGATGTAGAAAACTTTGATTATAAAAACGTAATCGGCGGTGTGGATAGCAACGAAAAGGCAACAGGTTTTGAATTGATTGATACAATCTATCATCATTTCGGTATTGTACCTGGTCTTATTGCTGCACCTGGATTTTCTCAAAATCCTACAGTCGCTTCGGTAATGAAAGCAAAATCTCGTGTTATCAATAACTTATTTGGTGCGACTACTTTGGTAGATATTGATACTACACAAGTTGTTAAATACACAGATGCTTACGAATGGAAGAAAGGGAATAGCTATACAGGTGAATCTGAAGTCGTATGTTGGCCAAAGGTTCGCAATGGCGATTACATGTTCCATATGTCTACACACATCATGGGTATTATTGGCAAATGCGATGCATCCAATAGCGATATCCCTACATTATCTCCGTCCAATAAGTCCATGAACATCACAGGCTTGTGCTTAGCTAATGGTAAGGAAGTTATGCTTACACATTCCCAAGCTAACTTATTGAACTCTCAAGGTATTATGACAGCCGTTAATATCAATGGTTGGGTATCTTGGGGCAACTATACAGGTGCATATCCTGGCACAACTGATGTTAAGGATACATTCATTTGTGTACGTCGTTTCAATGATTGGGATGACCAAACATTCATCTTAACGTATTGGCAAAAAGTGGATATGCCTATCTTGCCACGTAATATCAAAACAATTCTTGATAGTGAAACAATTCGTCTTAACGGTCTTACTTCTCGTGGCTTTATTTTGGGCGGTCGTATTGAATTTAAAGAAGCAGAAAACCCTACAACAGACTTGTTGAATGGTATTATTCGCTTCCATAAATACCGTACACCTCCAATTCCAGCGCAAGAAATTGAAAGTATTTCTGAATACGATGTTTCCTATTTCAAAACATTATTTCAAACAGTATAGAAAGGGGTAATTAATCATGGCATCTATCAACCAAGTGCCGGAAGTACTTAATGACTTCCGTGTATATGAAGAAGGTTCTGACAACTGTTTAGGTGTTGCCAAAGTAGAATTACCTAGTGAATCTGTAATGACTCAAACTGTAAAAGGTGTGGGCATAGCAGGTGAAGTAGAAGCGCCAGTTATTGGGCACTACTCTTCTATGGAAACTAAACTTACTTGGAACACTCCAACAGAAACTACACACCGCCTTACAGGTGGACGTGGCGTGCGCTTAGAAGTACGTGGTGCTATCCAATGTTGGGATAGCGGTAAAGATAAATATGTAATTGTGCCTACACGTGCTGTTATTCGTGGCCGTGCTAAATCTAAAGAAAACGGCACATATGAATCTGGCAATACTATTGATGCAACGAACACAATTGAAACTACATATTTGAAGCTCGAACAAAACGGCAAGGTAGTTCGTGAAATCGATAAATACGCATATAAGGATTCTATTTCTGATGGTACGGACTTCCTTGGCGATGTTCGTGCTGCACTCGGTATTTAGTCTGTAGAAAGGACGATCACTAATGAGTAAACATAACACTATGAACGAAACACATGAACAAACAGGTATTGAATTAGTAAAAGCTGGTCATTCCTTACAATTCGAAGGTATCAGCGGTTACACATTAATTAAATGCGAAAAGTCCGCTAAGAATGAAGATAGAACTATCACAGTTCCAGCATTATCCATGACGTACCAAGCACATGTAGCAGCAGCTGCATGCGGGTGTAAAGTGGATGATATTTATAGTCTTCCGGCTGCCGATTTTACTAGAGTGTGCTTAGAGGTGCAGAATTTTTTGCTCAATTCCGAAAAATAACAGACCTAGAACGGTATTTCACCGAGTGTGCGATTACGTGCAGTAAATACACAAGCACACCGATGGACTACTTCATTCGAGAGCTAGACGTGGATGAGTTCATAGTCCACGTTCAGCTCATTAGTGATGGTATCGAGCGTGAGAATAAAGCGATGAAAGGGAGAAAATAATGGCCAATAAAGTCTTAGAAATGGCGATTGCCATTAAAGGTAAACTCGATGGTGGGTTATCCTCTTCCGTATCAAAGGCATCTCAGGAACTCAACAAATTATCCAACGCAATCAAGGACCAACAGGCACAATATAGAAAACTACAAGCTATATCACAAAAGACGGGTAATGCTAGTGATAGGAATGCAGCAATTGCAGCTGAGCAAAAGCTAAATTCTATGTTACAACGGCAAGCCCAGTTGCGGTCTAATATCGCAAGTCAGACAGCACATCAAAATGCAATAAGTAAAATGGGCGGTGCAAGT